CGCAAACTGGAAGATAAACAGCTTGTCCTCGAGGTCCACCATGTCCGCGTAAATGACACCATTCTTGCGGTTAGTTTGGTCATTTGGTGTGCGAAGAATCTGCGGCTCAAGAACGATGTGGCAGACGATTTTGTCCATCATCGTCATAAGGTCATCAAACTTTTTCGGATCAGCCAAAATGTTCTGAGCGCTTGCCTTTGCGCCGTCAAGCGCTTTTTTGGTTGGTCGCTTACCCTCAGCCGGGGTGATGAGCTTCTCATCTACCATGCTGGTGAGCATATCCATATTGTGGATAATACCGGCGGCCATCAGCGTCTGCACAGAGCTCTTGCGAACCTTGCACAGCTGGCCGCTGGGCACTTCTAAATCAGTTGAACCGGCACCCCATGAAGTGGCGGCATACTTACTATTATTGTCCTCGTTTGGCATCCTAGTGCTCCTTTCAATTCGAGGTTATATGGACGACGTTGAAATAGCCGTCACACTTCCGTTCTGGATGAAGTCATAGATAGCGTCGAGGTCATCTCCTTCAATGAGGGAGGGGAGCCCAACACCAGAGCCAGACGTCAGCCAGAATTCACCGTCAGCGAGCTCGCCTTCGAAGTTTCCGGTTGCGCGGCAGCGGTAGATGACAACGTGAATGTCGCCACCGCTGTCAGAAATTGCTTGTCCTTCAAGCTTGAAAAACGGGCGACTTGAGGTGGATGTTTTGCGATACCTTTTCACGGTGTCAGGTTCCATGCCTGTGGTTGTGATTTCACCACCAAACATTGCCTTGACAGCTTCCAGCGGTAGGCCACCAGATTCGATGTCCCATTCCACGCTTGCACCGGAGCCGCGGGTTGTAATCAGGTGGTCATCACCACGGAGTTCAGTAAACTCTTCAGTTTCCGAGAAACTGAGAGTACGTGAATTAGGCAAATCGATAGCCGTATCCGCGAGAACGGTTGAAGTGGCGTCAGTGTACGGCGTGACCTTAATGTCACGAAGGCCGTATGGTAGCGGGGTGTCTGCGAGAGCCATTATTACTCCTTTCCTTGCTTGGGTTTTTGAATCTGAGCGTCTCGATGAGGCGCCCAGTGGTTGCATCAAAGTGATGCAACACGATTGTGTCGCGGTCAGGTCGGCAGAAGCGGCTGTCGCACTTTACCTCAACGATCCCACCGGTGACGATGATCCCATGAAGCTTTGAGGCGCAGCGCATTTGCATCATTGGTTTACCCGAAACTCCTTGAACTGGCCGAGCAGCTCGAGCGCGTCAGCGTTTAGATGCTGCGCTTTTACGAGGTAATTATTGCGCTTGTCCCAGATAATAGTCCCCTGGTCGGCAACTCCTGCTTTAGTGAACTCAGCCTCACGGATCATCCGCGCGTTTGAAGTGCCAAGGTATTTGACTGATGTCGGGGCCTTGGGTAACTCTGGCGTTATTGCGGGCTCTGCGGCCTTCTTTGCGGTCATGTCAAACCTCCTGTGCTTACTCTATCAGCGTGGCAGGGCTTGCCACGTCGTGTTGCGGGTAATTGTCCCATAACCGTCATCAATCAGGTCATCGGAAGCGCCTTGGTCGTCGAAGGTTGAGATCTTGGACCCGTCGCTGCCCTCAACGTGTACGGCATCTGTAAGAATTGCGTCAATTCTTTTAAGTATTAGATCAATGCGCGAGTAATCTTTACCTTTGTCATGAACCCACACTGAGAACGACTGGCGTTTGATTAGCCCGAACTCCGGGAACGTTTGTGCCCAGCGAATGGCAGCGAAGGGCCGCGCCTCTGGGCTGTCAACAGAATTGGTGTTGAAAAGTGTGGTGCGGTCGATACCGAGAGCATTAAGCCCAGAATCATCCGCCAGGAGCTCCCACAGAGCCACACGAGCAGTCATTACAGCCTCCCGAACAAACCAACTAGGTTACCCATTACAGCGACCCCAGCCGGCTGTATGGATGGTGTGACGATCGCCAGCGCACCGGACCACCGCACCTCTAGCCAGATGCCGTAAGGCACGGAGTGAGCGAGGATCAAAGTGTGAGACTTCATTGGCACATGCTCAGTAGCAGTAATGAGCCCGTTGCGCGCGTTGCTTGTCTGGTCAGCCCATTTGGCGGTGCTGCGCATGTATGCTTGTGTGGGTGCGCGCTGAAACTCGATCGCAGCAAAAACACCACGGTCGACCTTGGCAGGGAGAGCCTGAAGATTGCGCTTAATTTCACGCATGTCTAGCTCAAATGCGCTACCAGCCATGGCGCACCACCATTGCACGGACCTCATAATCGTTGGGAGTCATCACCTGAACGACAACGTATTCCTGATCGCGATACACCAGCACGTCGTTATTTGCTACAACAGCGTCGTACTCGCCAAGCAAGACATAGTCAACATCCCGCTGGATACCGTCATTGGTGCCGATAGGTGTGCGCCGGCCACTGTCACCAGGCTCGTTCATCCGCACGGTCTGTGGCGCTCGTGGTGTACCAGCGGTAAATGATACACCGTTAGCCGTGTTGACCTTAGCTCGCGGGATTAGCGTGACAACCGCCGGCTGGGTCGCAATGTAAGCGACCGTAATGGCGCGCTGCGTGTCCAGCTCAAGCGTGCCAACCATCAGTCTCTCACGATCGGCCGGATATGTGTTGCCTTACCGGCAGTTAGCTCAGCGGTGACGCCGCCGCGAATTGTCGCGGCCATTGTCAAAGCGTTTCCGTGAAGCTGTGAAAGTTTACGTGAAGATGCACCCTCGTTGACGTCTGTCAGGGTGGCGTATGACGCCGCCTTACTGGTCCAGATAACGGCTGCGGCTTCCTCAGCGGATCCGTCTAAGGTGATGCGCGCCAGCATCTGCTCGTCGGTGTGCGGGTCGGTGGTATCAGTAATGCCAGTCAGCTCACGAAGCTGAGCGACTAGGATTGCTTCTGTTACGGTCAATGCCATGGTTGTCTCCTACCGGAAGGAACCCCACCGGCCCACGCTTTTGCGCAGACCGGTGAGGTCGAGTGACTAGGACTCGGTGCCCTTGCCGGACTCGTCCAAACGAGCAAGCAGCTCGTCCTTGTTGCCAGCTGTGGACAGGTCGCGCGCCGTCAGTAGAGCCTTCAGCTCTTCTGCCTTCATGCCCGCGTACTCGCCTTCGGTGTCAGCCTCGGTCTCAACTGCTTCAGAAGTCTCCGGGGGAGTCTCCTCGACAATCTCAACTTCGGGCTCAACGGCCTCCTTCTGAGCGGACTTTACCCGCTTGATGAGGTGACCGCGATTGCGCTCCTGCAGGTATAGCTTGTCCCGCTTGGAGAGCGATGCATTTAAGTCAATCTGACGGCTCATGACAAGCCCCTTAGATCGCTGACGCGTAGGTAGTCGGGATGGCGTACTCGCCGGCTGCCTTGACCTGCATGATGGCTGCACCACCGCGCTGGCGGATACCGGTACCAAAGCCGCGGCTGTAGTACGAGTTAACCAGCGGGTAAGCATTCTTGTCACCCTCGATGAGGCGCAGACCACGGTAGGCAGGGCGAGCGTGCTCACGGATACCAATCGGGTTCTGCAGTCCACCAGTACCACCGGTACCAATAATGGCCATGTAGCCAGCAGGGATACGTGACTCTTGGACGATCAGCACCGAGCCGTAGGAACCGATGACTACGAGGCCACCAATCTGCGACGGGGGCTGAGCACCAAGTAAGAGAGTGCCAGGCGTGAGTATTGTGGTCGCCTCAGCAGCGGCAGGAATGAAGTCGTACGTTGCGACGGCAGCGTTGTTGTTCTCTACGTTCGCGCGGAACTTCCGAATCTCCTTACCTTCAGCCTTGTTCACAAGGAGGATGAGCTGAGTGCCGTTGGACGTGGAATACCCCTTGTCCTCGAGCTTGTCGGTGAGGTCCTCAAGGTCCCCAGAGTCGACCGTTGCTGCACCAGAGACCAGGTAATGCGTCTCAGTGCCGTCAAAGGTGTTTCCGCCATACGCAGGCGGCACAGTGCCATCAGCGTTGTACAAGGGGTAGACGTTGTACGCCTGGCCCTTGATGTCAGCGGAGCGCGTCACGTTGCTAAACAGCGTGCGCATCACCTTACTGAAGAGCAGACGGTTGTCAGCCTCCAGAGCGACCTGGTGGTTGGCCGCAACCTGACGCTCATCAGCGTCTGCAAGGAACAGCCACGAATAGCGCTTGGCAAGGTCATACCACTTGAAATCGAAACCCATCGAGAAGGAATCGAGGGTGGAGCGACCAGCCTTCGGCACGCCAAACTCTGAGGCTTCCTCAAAGTCAACGGTGCCACCCTGGACAACTTCCTCAACCGGGCTGGATACCGAGTAAGTGAGAAAATCGATCAGCGTCTGGCGCTCACCGTTCTGGACCTCAAGTGTCGCCTGGAACTCTTCCCAGAGGTCATTGAGATTTCTGCCATCTGCAGTTTCCTGGATGACGTCGACCTGGGCATTAATGCCACGGTCTGCACCGCTGAAAGCGATGAGTTGGTTGTGAGTAGCCATTATACGGACACGTCCTCTCCGAGGCCAATGCGCACGACGAGACGATCTGCCTCGACAGTGCTGCCGATGTACTTTCCTGCCCCGGTTGCAGACACTTCGCCACCGGTTGCTGCACCGCCGTAGACGGTGCCGGCGGTTGGTGTAGCGCCGCCAGTCTCAGCAAACTCGACAACGTCGCCGTGGGTCATGACATCGACAATGTCACCTGCGATCTTAGCGCCATGTGTGATGAGGAGCCCAATAACTCCCGTGTTACCCGCGCCGAGAACTACCTGGCCGCTCGCATTGAGTCCAACTGCGTACGGCTCTTCGCCGTTTGCCTTGATGACTGCAACAGCGAGTGGCGCACGGAAGCCGCCTGCATACGGTTCGTACTTGTCGTAACGTGCCACTGTGATTCACCCCTTTCGGAGGTTCTAGTTAATGAACCTAGCGGCGAAGTGCTGGATACTTCTTAATCAGCTCTTCACGCTTGGCTTTGTTTTTGTCGCCCCGCTTCGGCGTTCCACCGGCGGCAGTTCGCGTCTTTAGGGCCTCGTCCTCAGAATCACCCGTATCAAGCAAGTAGGGGTCAGACTTGGCGAGTGTTTCAAGCGCCTTGTCCAGCCCATTAACCTTGCCGTCTTCAATCGTGACCTCGCTGAGG